TTAGTCATATCGCCTTTTATTTGTTTTGAGTGTGGGTCAGTTGCAAGTTGGCATATCAAGGCAAGGCGCATGGCTTTTTCTTTTGTCCTGGATAACAACACTTCCAAACCGTCCTTTTCTAACTTGTCTTGTTGTTTGATAAGATCGTGTGCTAAAACATCAAGTAGTTTGAGTGAATCACTATCAAAATTCACCACACGCTGTTTCATATCCAATTCTGAATTGTTGATTGCCATTGATTCCATTTCGTTTCTAGGCTGTCTGATTCTTCTCAGCCATTCACAAATGTTGTAATCAGGTTCTTCATAAGCAACCATTCTACCGACAGTCCTCGGTAATTTTGACTCTACAACAATAAATCTATTCAAGAATCCATCAACTATTCTGCCTGTTGATAAAGCACCATAAAAGTTACGCGGTACTGACATACCCACAAGTGTAATTGCAGGCTTGATTGTAGAGCGATCCATTGCCTCCTGTTGCTGTTTTACGGTCAAAGTCATAAGAGAGTAGTTGTCAGGTCTGATCGTACCGTGACAGCGACCCCAAGACTCCATAAGCACTTGTAAAGCGTCTTCTTTGTTTGAGTTTGTAGATTTACTGATACTTTCTAGTCTTTTACCAAATTCATCCATAACAGTAATGTGTGTTGGTTTATGTCTAAGTAGACTGTAAACAGCACCCGAACTTGTGTAACCGTCGCCTGCCATCAAATCTGCAAAGCCTGAGTTATCCAAAATTGATTCTAT